AAACAATATGACTGAATGGAAATACAATTCTCATCGTTTAAGATATAAAGAAGCCATTACCGCCATCTGCAATCTCGCCATGCCTGAACAAAAACGTCTTAATCCAAAAGAAGTATCTCGATACCTATATAAAAAATTAAAGTGTGATAAGAGCAAAGAAAGTTATTTTGAGGCAATTGCAGTAGATGAAATGGCTGAAGATATATGTAAGCTCGCTATAGGTGAATTAAAGTTGGTAGCGAGTGGGGAGATAGGTTTTTGTACAAATGGTTATACTGTTGATGGCAAATTATTGTCAGATTTAATGGATAAAGATTTATCAAGGAATGTTTACAAAAAAATTGATATTTACATCAAAGAAAGTGAGGAATAAATGCAAATACTAAGATATGTGAGTGAGCAAGATTTATTGCTGTTGGAATCCGAACACATAACTTTTGAAAATTTTATTGTCAATAGTTGGATAAAACCTGATATTTGGCACGAAGGTAATTGTGTAAAAGATATTGAAATAAAAATAACCAGAACCGATAAGGAGCAACAATGATTGATTTTAAATGCATAAAATGTGGTGGGAATTTAATTGAAGAAGGTATATCTGGAATTTATTTTTGTGATAATTGCCATGCTATGCTTTTTAAAGATGATAAAGGTAATTGGCAAATTAGGGAAGGGGTTAGAGTAGAATGATTGAAAACATAACAAAAGAATATATCGAAGAATGTAAATGTAGTGAAATTCAAAATTTACGACCGAAATTTTATGACGGTGATTGGATTATTTTTGAAAGTTTAAGACTTGAACCAATTCTTTTTAAAGAGGTATCTATACCCACATATAACACTACGAGAGATATTTATATCTGGCTACCTCAAAGCCATGACTTTGACCAACATATAAGAGAAATATGCAAGAAAAAGCAATATACATATTTTAGTTTTTATGCATACCATGAGGATTATGATTTTGTAGGTGAAATATCAAATCCCAACGAAATAGGAGAATTAAATAAAGTAGCCAAAGAACAGAATTCCAATCCCCTCCTTGCTCGCATTCGATTATTAAAAGCATTATTGAAGGAGGAGAAGTGAGCGATAAACTATGTCCTTTTATGTCAACTGTAGTATTTAAAGATTATCTTAGAGATAGAAGTATGTACCCCTATGAAATTGAATTTATAAATTGCAGGGAAGATTGTGCTTTATATAGCATAAAATCAAATGGCTGTGGATTAAAGAAGGAGGAGAAGTGAAATATTCTAAATATCTAAAATATGTTTTAAGGCATAAATGGTTTGTTATGATTGCCTGTTTTAAAGTAGGTTTATACTGGCAAGGTTTAATGCATGACTTATCAAAATTTAGACCATCAGAATTTTTCCCTTATGCTAATTACTTTTATGGTAAACCTAATAGTTATTTTGAAGCTGTGTCGAAGTATGGTTGTTATGAAGCTGCCCCTTGGGGAAGTTTAAAAGAGGATATTATTCAAGATAGGTTTGATTTTGCATGGCTACTTCATCAAAAAAGAAACCCACATCATTGGCAATATTGGATTTTAATTCAAGATGAAGATGGTAATAAAATTTTAGAAATGCCTAAAAAATATTTACAAGAAATGATATGCGATTGGAGCGGTGCTGGCAAAGCACAAGGTAAATATCAGCCTAACGAATTACAGGACTGGTATAACTCGCATAAGGATAAAATGCAATTAAATCCAATAACAGCTAACAAAATTATCAAATTATTACAGGAGGCACAAAATGAAAAGCATTGAAAGCGAAATATTTAATATTTTATTAAACCGCAAAAGTTTACCTACTACAGCTAAGGCAATTTATAAAAAGTTGTCTAAGTATTTTAAGAAATGTATAAATGGGGATTGTAAGTTCTGTCGAGAAAATGTTTGCATACACAAAAAGGGTTATACCGTTTCATGCTCTGAAAGTAAACCTAAATTTAAGGAGGCTAAATAAATGAACGAGTTAGAGAGGAAAATATATACCAAGTTGATAAGTTGTTATGATTTTTCAGTTTCCCTTGCGAAAGATATAGCTTATAGGGTTGCTGAAATTGCTGAAAAAGAAAACAACAATAAACCAATCGGGCATAATCCCAATGATGATATTGATAGTAAAGTTTATGCAATAACACAAGACGATATTGTACATTTATTGGTAAAAATTAATGATGGCAAAAGTAAATGTTCGTTTTCCCATATTCAGGATTTTCTAAAATCTAAAAGAGAAACAGAACTAACAGAATTAGAATTATTAAGGCAAGATGATAGTTATCAAAGAAAATTAGTTATGAGTTTAACAGCAGAAAACACTACCCTTAAATCCATAAACGCAGGACTGGCTAAAATGGTCGAAGAACTTAAACAGCAATTAGCAGAGATAAAATATTTGAGTAGAGATGAAGTAAGAAAAGTAATTAATGAATATATACAAGTAGATGGATTATCTGTAGCTCACGGAATGGGCGTTATACCTGGAACGTTAGCACCTATTTGCCTGTATACAAAAGAAGATGTTGATAAATTTGTTGAAGCTCTCTGCAAACTTGGATTACCCACTAAAGATAAAATAATTGAAGCTATCAAAAAATATATTACGCTAGACGATAGAATTGAAGATATTTACGAATTAATAGCCGTTGAAATAATAGGGAAGGAGGGGGAATGAAATGGGAGCAAATCTTCAACAAGTTGATGAAATACCAAGAGATATATTTTTTAATGAAGTTAGGGAAGTAAGTCTTATAGTAGCAAAAAAATATTTATCTGGAGAATATGCTGAACAATTAGCATTACATTTAGCTACTGAATTGTTGAGTAAAATATATTTGAGCAGACAAAATTATCATGGGAAAATAAAATTTATAGATAGCGTGTTAGCAAAGGAGCACAAAAATGAACAATAAATTAAGAGAAATTATAGTGGAGGAATTGAAGAACTCGAAAACGTTTGAAAAATACTTGTGGGACATGCAAAAAGCGTATGAAGATATGGACTTTTATTATAACGCAGGAGATGACCAAAACGAATTGCACTTCTGGGATAAGTGGACAACAGATTTACCAAATGAATTAATTGAGCAATTAGCCAATAACATCATCTCCAAATATGGGGAGTGGGAAGTAGTGGCGGAGGGTAGAGTAACACGTGAATTTGACAGTGGAAATTATTATACTTTTGTCGGCTCGCAAGAACCATGTAATGAAGTATTAGATATTGCTTGTAAATTAGATGAGGTATTAAAAAAATATGCAAATGAAGGCAAGCAAATAGAAATAGGGATAAGGGTAATTGATTAAAACAAAGAAGGGGTTATAATATAGTCGAAAAGACAACATCAGAGGCAATAATTGAGTTTGTCGAAAGAAACCGAAAAGAGCTTGATAGATATCGGTATATGGAAATTACACTAAAAATTCATGATGGCGAGGTAAAATTGGGAGAGGGTAAACCGTTAGTTATAAATATGAAATGAGGGAAGATGGATAAAATTTGTCATGAATGTGAATATATAATTAAAGGAAAATCTTATTTATTGAAAGAAGAGGATACTGGATTAGAATATTGGATTTGTGAAAATTGTATGGAAAAAGCATATATGAAATAAGATAAATTTAACAATTAAATATTAACCTACTCTACAAAGAGCGGTTGTTTAGCAGAAATGCAGACAGCCGCTTTTTTTATTGCCCAAATATGAAAAAAGTAAGTAAAAGTAAATTAATTAAAAAGTGTGATGTTATATTTAGCCTGATAATCCGGTCAATAGGTTATTGCCAGTGGTGCGGCCGTTCTGATATTCAACTTAACAATCATCATATTATAGGTCGTGCTGTTATGATCCTGCGCTATGATAAGCGTAATTGCTGTTGTCTTTGCGTTAATTGCCATGAGTTTTCAAAAGACTCGGTTAAAAACAATCCAATTAAATTCCTGGAATGGTTTAAAGAAGTCAGGCCGGAAGATTACGACTACATTAAAAGCAAATCAAATATTATAGCTCATTACACAGTTGAGCAGTTACAGCAAATCTATCAAGAGTTAAAGGAGGAATATGCAAAGTTGGAAGCAACGTAAATTACATGATGAAAAAATAAAGGCAAGGAGAAAAACAAAAGTATATGACATCTCTCATGCAGGTAAAGAACAGATGAGCAAAATTCTTGAAGGCAAAAGCAACATTAATGAAGATCCAAGATTTTTAGAAAAATTAAGGATAGCAATTAGGAGAAGCGTATTCAGGTGAAATACAAAATCAATAAAACTGAAAGTGTTTTCCCGATACCGTCCTTGCTATCTCCAGAATGTATTAGGGGACTTACTTTAAAATTTGGCATTCGTATTACAAAAGAAATTAAAACTTTTACAACGATAACAAAGGAGGACAAAGAGTATGGTTTTTGGGACAAACTTATTAGAACGAACAGGGGAGCAAGGATTGAGAGGGAGAATTATTGAAAAAGGAGGTGAAAAGCGATTTGATAGAAACATTGGTTCAAACTTACAATGATTTTATTGAATTTGTTGAAAATCCAGGTAAGCGAGGATACATGGCTGTTTTGTGTAAACTCAAGCCACAGGCAAGGGAACTGGTAAAGTCAAATCTTATGAAAAAATTACTACAAGTGGAGAATGACTTAAGGTATGTCCGCTACAAAATGCAAAAGACAATGGGGTATTATGAAGACGACCAGCCAGATGGGATAAAAAAATAAAAGGAAGGAAATAATATGTTAGAAACAATAGAAGAAAAAAGAACAGCAAAAACAAAAGAATGTGGGTGTTGTGGGAAAACTTATAAACTTTATCAGGGTGGTAAATTGTACTGTAGTAAAAAATGTAAGAGCGAAATGCTGGGATATAAGATTTGCCATCTTTGCGCTCACTATAATGAAAGAACTACTTATTGTCCGATTTTAGAGCGTAAAGTTAAAAAACCATATGAGAAATATTGTAGCTGGTTTGTTATGGACGATAAGAAAAAAGCAATGGTTACGACAAAAGGTTAAAGAATAATTTGTCAATACCCTTTTTAAGCACGAAATAAAATTTATTCTTGACTTTATGTTGAAAATATGAAATTATTCGTTATAATTGGCAACCGCAGTCAAGACATAACTAAATTTAACATTCAATGAGCTCGTAAGGGCTCTTTTTTTATGCCAAAAATCAATGAAAGACTTCAAAAAACAAATACAAAAATTAAGCTCTGCTGAAATTGCTGAACTGCAAGTAGAACAGGCTTTAAGGATAATAGCAGAAAACTCAAACCTACTTGCGGATATTGAAGCTGAACTATTTGACGCAATAGGTGAAAAAGGTAAGTGGACAATTAAAGTTGACCAATTGAAGTCATTAAAAGCAATGGTTACAGAGCAAGACAGAGCATTGAAAACGGTGTGTCAAAGTGGATAAAAAAGTAATTAAAAAAAAACTTAATAAACCTGACAAACAGGAATTAAACAGGGATAAAAAAGGTAAATTCATTAAAGGTGTTTCTGGAAATCCTGGAGGTCGTCCTAAGGTTTCATACATCGACCAACTATGTACAGCAATTAAAACTGTTGAAGCCGATAAGAAAAAAGAACTATTTATCCGTTTTGTAGAACAGGCTTATGCAAATCCTTCAATAATGATCGCATTAATGAATAAACTTTTAGCTAATAAAATGCACACTGAAATTGAGGGGCTTGAACCTATTGAAATAATAATTAAACGAGTCAATGCAAAAAGTAGTTGAGGTTACTGCAATATTTGACTGGCTATGTGAAGCTAAGGCCAGAATTAATTTTCTGGTAGGCGGCGCAAATTCAAGCAAGTCATATTCGATAGCGCAACATTTAATTTTAAACAAACTATATTCTGAACATGATAAGCGAATACTGGTAGTTAGAAAAACTACACCAAGTTTAAGAAATTCCTGTTATCTGTTAATTAATGACTTGCTTAAAAATTACGGACTGCCGCATGAGTTGAATAAATCAGACATGCTTATATCGGCTCACGGCAACACGATACTTTTTAAAGGACTTGATGATCCTGAAAAGATTAAAAGCTCGGAATATAACTACATCTGGGTAGAGGAGGGAACTGAACTTACCTTAGATGATTATATTCAACTGGATTTAAGACTTCGACGTGCAACTGACACAATAAACCAGATGTATTGGAGCTTAAATCCAATTGACAGCCTTCATTGGATTAAGAGAGAAGTTGTTGATAAGCCGGACAGTAAAGTAGCTTTAAATCACAGCACATACAAAGACAATCCTTTTGCTTCAAAAGAAGATATTGAGGTACTTGAAAACTTAATAGCAACTGACGAAAACTTTTACCGTGTCTACGCACTCGGCCAGTGGGGAATATTAAAGAACATAATTTATTCCGGCTGGAAAGCGTTAAGCTCGCAGGATATTGATTATAACTTACCAGAAGAAGCTAAAAAAGACGCAAAATATCACATAAAAGACATCTCTTACGGTATAGACTGGGGATATGAAAATCCATGTGCTCTGACAAGGATATATTGGCTTGACGGTTATAAATTTATAGCCGAAGAAGTTATTTACCAGAGGGGACTTACTACCCCGAAGTTTATAGAACTTGCTAAATCAATACTAAAACCGGAAGAACTAAAGCAAAGTTTTTATGCCGGTACAGACGAGCCTAATTCAATTCAGTCATTTTATGAAGCAGGCTTTAACATCTACAAAGCAATTACCGATGTCAGAGATGGGATAAACTTTTGTAAATCACATCTTATAGGGCTTATCGGCTCAAACATCATAAAGGAAGCGCAAGGATATAAACGAATGGAAGATAAGGACGGCAATGTTAAAGAAGAACCGGTAAAAGTATTCGACCATGCAATGGACTCAATGAGATATGGTACGTTTAGCAAAATTAAAAGCCAGCTTGCCAAAGGTAAAACCGCAAGCGTAAGTTTAAGATAAATTAGAGGTAAAATATGCAATTAGAGTTTGAAAAATTAATAGAAGTTGCAATACCACAACAGCAGCAGATATTTAAGGACGCACAGCTCGAAACAATAAACAAACTAATCAAGTATGCAGACTATTACGATAACAATGTATTCAAGTATATCGTTGCCGAATATCCTGAATACGGGCGCACTCATATAGGCAAGAAGGATATTACACCGGCACAAGTACCATTCAATTACGCAAGGTTTATTATCAACAAGTTAGCTTCATGGCAGTTTGAACTACCGATAGACTTCAATGTTCTGTATGAAAATGACAGCGATAAAGACACAGCCGAGAAAATAGAAAAAGATATTTACCAAGTCCATAAAACAAACAAAATGGATTCAAAGTTATTTCAAGCAGCAGTTGAATGCAATAAATGCGGCGGTGTGGTATTTAAGCTAAAGTATGACATCAATGGCAAGAAGTTAAAAATCTTTGTTAGGAACCGCATGGAGTGTTTTCCGGTTACAGAATTTGACGATTACGAAAATCTTCTCAAAGTCCATTTTGTAGCATTTAAGGACGAAAAAACTATATGGAAGCAGACTTATGAGTTGGTTGAAACAGGTACAATTATCAAGGGTAAGGTCTGCTACATTGAAGAAGCTGAATATGATGTCAAAGATGTCAAGACTCCATCAAAAGTAATAATTGAGCGTCAGCCGTTAGGCAATAATGGTAAGTGGCTTGACTTTATTCCAGTCTACATTGTGCCAAATACTCCGCAAATAGGCGAAGTGTGGGGAATGAGCGAGCTTGACGACTTAATACCTTTAATTGATGAGATTAACAAAAAGTATTCCGATCTGTCAGACAGTTTAAGATTTGATATGTTTGCTATAACGATACTGTTAAACATACAGGGTGTAAACGACTTAAAGGGTAAGCCTGGGGCAGTATGGGATTTAACAGGCGGATCTCCGACAGGTGAAATGAAGCCTGATGTATTTAAACTTGAAAGCCAGTTTCAGTATATCGAATCCTTAAAGTATTTAATTGACAATCTGGTGTCTGCAATAGTTCTATTTAGTGAAACGGTAAATTTAGATACCAACAAAATTGAAGGGCTTGGAAATCTATCAGGTGTTGCACTAAAGTTATTATTTGCTGCAATACTGTCAAAGACTGCACGTAAAAATATGATATGGTCAGACAAACTGCGTCAGATGTATTTGGATTGCTTAAAGGTTAAGAGCATTTATGAGGCTTATGAAATACCCGATGATTTGGATTTAGAGATATTATTTCACAATCCGCTACCGCAAAACGAGCTCGAACAAGTGAATATACACGTACAAAAAATAGCGGCAGGACTTGAAAGCATTACAACAGCTATGAACGATATAGGCATACAAGACCCCGAACTTGAAATAGCAAAAATACTTGAAGAGAAAAAACAATATGATAAAGAGTTAAATACTGACAGGTTTAATGAAGGTGGGGAGTAATGGCAGAAACATTAATAGACAGCTTTAATGAAAGTAATAATGAGGGTAATCTTTATTTAGATATAGTTGATTATGATGGTTCTGGTATAGCACAGTCTTTTGTTGGAGAAGTAAAAAAAATAACAAAAGCTAAATTCTATCTTTCTAAAGTGGGTAATCCCACAGGAAACATTGTCGCTAAACTCTATGCTGAATCTCATGAAACAGCTTTTGGTGAAGATAGTATTCCAACTGGCAGTCCTTTAGCAATATCGGATAATATTGATGTAGCTATCTTAACAGAAGGAAGTCAGTTAGTTACGTTTAATTTTAATGGTTTAAACCAATACATAATGTCGGCAATTAATTACTGTATAGCCATTAAGTATGGTAATGGGTCTGCGGAAGATGCTGTAACTGTAGGATATTCTTATTTTACCCACTCAACTCATGCTGGTAATGGCTCAACATATTATGATGAAGGAGAAGGGGCATTTTGGGAAGCTACATCCAATTTTGATATTATTTTTTATGTTTATGGAGAAGAATTACCACCACCCGACACTACCCCACCAGTCATTGCAAGACTTGGTGAAGCAACTGTAAACCTGACCGTTGGAGATTCCTACGAAGATGCAGGAGCAACCGCATTAGATGAAACAGACGGTGATATAACATCAAGTATTGTTACGGTAAATCCTGTCAATACTGCGGTAGCGAATACTTATACTGTAACCTATAACGTAATAGACACAGCATTAAACCCAGCAGTAGAAGTTACTCGAACTGTAATCGTGTCAGAACCAGTTGCAACAGTTAGAAGAAAAAATCCATTTAAAATAATTTATTTTTAAGGAGATATTATGGCAAGCAATTTACTTAGTGGACAAAAAACGGTAGCGTCAAATGCGACAGCAGAGCAATTAGTTGTTACAGATTTTAGGGCTTATGTTGTAGTAATTACAGCATTAAAATCTAATACCGGTGTTATTAATGTTAGTGAAAGAAGCACTGTTCATACTACAAACGATAAAGGATATGAACTTCAACCTGAACAGGAAGTAGCTATATTTGTTAATAATGTTGATACAGATGTATACATCGCTTGTAGTGTAAATGGTGAGGGAGTTTCATTTATCGGCTGGATTGATAGAGGTATTCTGTACAAGGATGAATAATGGCTAACGATGAGTACAAAAAGTATATCTTAAAGCATAGAAAAGATTTTATAGCGTTATCTGATAAACAGGAAGTTGAACTTGCAAGATTGTATATTTCCACAGCAGCAGAAATTAAAGAGCGTGCTGAACTTATCATTAACAAAAAAGGTTTATCTTATGCAGCAGCTAAAATAAGGATTAAAAGTTTACTTCGTGAAGCGTCAAGGCTGTCAGACGGTTTTAAGAGAATTTTAGATAAAAGTTTGATTGAGTCCGCTGATTTGGGTAAAGAAGTAAATGCTTTAATCATGGAAGCGTATCAGGACAGCTTAAAAGATGCAGGGTATAAATTAAACTTAACAAGAATGTTGAGCAAGGTATCAAATGAAGCTGTAAAAGCTGTGTATTCAAGGATTTGGAACGACGGCTTAAAGTTATCTGATCGGATATGGTTGCTTGATAGAAGGTCTAAGCAAGAGATTGAACGAATTGTAATGAGCAATATCATATCGGGTGGAAGTGCTTCAAATAAAGTTACATTATCAGCGTTGGACAATCTGTTAAATCCTTCGCTAAAGAAGGCAAAACTAACCTCTCTTCATGGTCGTAAAGTTGGTTATGAAAGTTCAAGATTACTTAGAACTTCTACATCAGAGGCATTTAATGAAGGTGATAGAATGTCGAATAATGCAAATCCAGGTGTAAGCGGTGAAACGTGGCTTGCAAGTCCTAATGCTTGCGATGATTGCGTATCAAAGGACGGTAGGAATGTCAATGATGTTGGTTATCCTCCGACTGATTCACATCCAAATTGCAGATGTACGACGTTAGCAATAGTACAAAGTGTTGAACAGTTTACAAACAACTGGATTGATTATATGCACGGTGGCAATCATCCAGATTTAGACAAATGGTACAACGAAGTTTATAAAAAGGCGGCATAAATATTATTATGGGGAGTTGCTTACTCAGCTCCCCGACCTTAGTAAGGAGGATTAAAAATGGAACTTAATTTACAAAACGAAACTACATCAGAATTTGCAGTATCAAAATTATTTGAATGCTGGCAAAACAAAGATTTTAAAGAAGCGGAAAAATATATTCAAAAAACATGGTTATCCAACAGCCATGAGAATGAATTTAAAAAAATGTTCGGTTGGTTTGAACTGACTGGTTTCTATATTTACGATAAGGAAATCGTAACTGATTGTAGACATGAAGTTAGGTTTAGAGTTGAAATGATTTTTAAGAATAAGCAAATTACCAGATACGGTAATGCCAATACAATTTGTGAAACAGGTAAATATGCACCTGACCCAAAAGGGCAATGGGGAGTAAATCCTATTAGTTTGTTAAGGTGGGTAAAATGATAGGATGGTTTTTATTTGATGGCTTGATTTCATTCATAGTAGGTGGAATTGTTGCGAGTTTTTTATGGGTTTGGTATATGAATAAACAAGATAAATAATTTAATTTAACAATTTAATAAAGCAAAAGAGAAGCACTTCAGATGAGGTGCTTTTTTATTTGCAGACGAAAGGAAATGTAATGGTTGATAACAAAGGTACAACAGATGTTGTAACAGACGACACCGATAGCGATGTCGATGATGCAGATGCGTCAAAAACTTACGATGCCGAATATGTCAAAAAACTCAAAGCAGAAGCTAAAGAGTATAGACAAGGGAAGGCAGCCTTAAAGAAGGAAAAGGAAGAAATCGAAGCAAGGTTAAAAGCCTTAGAAGACGAGAAATTATCTGAAACTGAAAAGGATAAAAAGAAAATATCAGAGCTTGAAAAACAGCTAACAGATATTCAGGGCAGTATCAAACAAAAAGATATTGATAATTTAATCCTTAAATCAGTATCAGGCAAAAACATTATAGATTTAGATACAGCTTCAATTCTTGTCAAAAACGAGCTTTCAGGTGAAGAAGAAATAACGGATCAGGTTGTACTAAAAGCAGTTGATAAGCTGATAAAAGATAAACCTTACTTAATTTCTTCTACTACTCCAAATCCTTCTAATGGCAATTTTAGTAAAACAAATAATGAAGCCAAAAAAACGGGCGTTGACGCTTTGGCTAAGTTATTGGACAGATATAAAGGATAAGGATAGAAATGGTAGATTTAAATTTTCAAAATATAACAAACAATGACGAAGGTGCATACCTTCTCGACGAGGGTTTATCAAAAGAAGTTTTGCAGATGGTTACCAGCCAATCAGCAATTGAACCTCTTTTAAAACCCTATCCCATGAACAACAAAGTGGAAAACATAAGGACAGTTACACAGGAACCTACTGCAACTTGGCTTTCTACTGCTCATTCAGTAAAGGGTAAATCCGTAGTAAAGTTTGGAACGTTCAAATTAGAGCTCCAGGAACTTCCGGTAATTATACCTTTTGAGGAAGCATGGGTAAAATTTTCGACAATAGAAACTGCTCAAATGTTAAAAGACTTGATTGTTAAGACTATTGTTAAAACCGTAGACCAGACCTATTTAGGTTATGTTACTTCACCTTTTGATAAAAACTTTACAGATGATGTAACAAATACAGTGGCTTTGGGTACTTACGCTGATTACTACATAGACCTTTCAAACGCATTGGGTCTTGTTGAAGCTGCAGGCTATGAAGCAACCGGCTGGGCAGCACCTTTAACCGCAAAAGCAGTTTTAAGGAATGTCAGGGATCCTAACGGTGCATATATGTATCGTGATCCTTCCGGCCCTGAACCGGCAACATTGTTTGGTTTACCTATCAGATTTTCAGGTAACATGGTTGATAATAACGACAGTCCAGCAACAAAAGAAATCATTGTTGGTGATTTCCAAAAGGCTTATAAGGGTAATGATCAGGCTATACAGTTTAAGTTATTGGATCAGGCTACAATTACTCTTAGTGATGGTTCGTTAATCAACTTAGCTGAACAGGACATGTTGGCAATAAGAGCAGTTGTTTGGAAAGCATTCAACATTTATAAAGTTGAGGCTTTTGCAAAAATTACTGGGTTCTAAAATCAATTAACCAAAACAGGGGAGTAGGTTAACTGTCTGCTCCCCTGAAAGAGAGGAATTATGAAAGTTATATTGAATGTATCTACATCTTTTGAGGGTAAACCTTTAAAGACTAACGACGAAATAGACATACCTTTAAACGTGGCTCAACGCTGGATTACTAAAGGACTTGCACACCCCGTAATTGAGGAAGTAAAGCCAGTAGAGAAAGTTATAGAAAAACCGGAAGAAAATAAAAAGGTTTTTGATAATGAATTTTACGGACTCAATAAGGAAATTAAGAAAGCCGATGTAATTAAAAAAGCTAAAAAGGATAAAAAGAAAGCTAAATGACACAGGTTATATTAAATACAAACACGTTATTTAAGGGTAGTCAGTTAAAGATTGGAGATATTGTTGAACTTGATGAGAGGACTTGTGGCCGCTGGATTAGGTACGGTATTGCGCATGAGGTACAAGCAGAAGTTAAAAAATTTGTACCTGTTATAAATTTACCTATTCGCTTTACTGCTCCAACATCAATTATAATGCTATCAAAAGACTGTCTTGATTTTACTAAAAAATGCCTTGATAGCCTGGCTGCATATACTAAAAACTTTGAACTAATTATTGTTGATAACGGAAGCGATGATAAGACGATTGATTATCTTAAAAGTTTAAAGAAGTTTAAGGACTTAAAGTTAGTTCTAAACGGTAAAAATGTTGGTGTACCTTACGGGTGGAATCAGGGAGTAAAGTTAGCTAAATATGACTATATGGCGATTATAAACAACGATGTAATATTTACCCCTAACTGGCTGTACCACTTGCAGAAATGCTTTGATGACATGACAGATTGTTCAGTTGCTTCTCCTACTACCTGTTATTCAAGCGGTCTGCAATGTGATTGGAAGTTAGAGCCTAAAAGATTTGATATGAGCCAGGCTGACATGAACAGCTACGCAGCAAATCTTGAATTCGGGTATGTTGACACTAAAGTTTACGGATTTGCATTTTTAACACATAAAAAAGTAATAGATAAAATCGGTGTATTTGACTACAAGCGTTACGGCATGGGAAGCGCTGAAGAAGCTGATTTTTTTTGGAGGTCAAAACAAGTCGGTTTTAAGGTTTACTGGGTAAAGCATTCTTACATTCACCACTACGGGCACATGACCTATAAAAAAGGCAATACGGGAATTAACCTTAATCAGTTAAGGCTTGCGTCAAGGAAGAAGTTCGATGACAGGGTAAAAAATGACCCTAATTTATTTATAGAAAATGATGTAGAAGTTAAAGCGATTGAAGTTAATCCAGAATTTTCTAAAGCCATTGATGTAATTATTCCTACACTTGATAGATCAGAAGAAACTATTAAAACACTCGAAGCGTTATTTGAACACAACAAAAATATCAATGTAATAATTGTTGATAATGGTTCAAGTGATTTAAGCTATCTTGATAAATTTAAAGTTACGTTAATAAAAAATGACAGCAATGTTGGGATTATAAAAGCCTTAAATACAGGACTTGAAACAGCTAAGTCAAAATATGTTGTAACAATGCACAATGATGTTGTAATTGACACTCCCGACTGGATTTGTAAAGCTGTTAAATTCATGGACGCTAACGACAATGTTGGAATAGTCGGGATATCGGGCTGGACACAGCTTGACGAACACGGAAGTTATACTTTAAAAAATATACTTACCTCCCTTGATAACTATAATAAAAAGCCTGACGATTTTGCCGAAGTTGCTGTAACTGACGGTCAGTGTAACGTAATAAGAAACATCGGACTTGCTTATGATGAAAGTTACGGCCTGACGCATTTTTATGATATGGACATCTGTATGCAGTATAGAAACTTAGGATATAGAATTTTTGTAACCAATGTATCAGCAGATCATTTATCAGACAGGTCTTTTACAAAAGAGGCAAGAACCTCAACGACTGCAAGTGATAAATATAAAACTATAATTGGCAAAAAAGATAATGATTACAGGCTGGAGCGAAATAAAATATTTCTCTCTAAATGGGGTGGGCTGCTGCCTTTAAAATTAAATGAGCCTGTACCGATACTGATGACTACATATAACCGGTTGCCTTACACTAAAAGGGCGTTGGAGGCTTTACTTGAAAATACCATAGAGCCGTGTAAGGTTTTTATATTCGATAACAATTCTACTGATGGCACGCAGGAATATTTAAAGTCTATAAAGGACAAAAGAGTAACAATTTATTTAAATGATAAAAACGAAGGCATAATAAAGCCTAAGAATATATTTTTAGAAGAGCATAAAGACAGTAAATATGTTTCATTTGTTGATAATGACTGCATTATGCCTAAAGGGTGGTTAACTGCACTTATAAGGGTAATGGACAGCTTCCCCTTATTTGCTGTTCAATCTGAACACTATGTGGGGCTTGGCTGGGATTTCAAAAACAATGCAGCCTGGTTTAAAAATTTATACCATATCAATTTTAACGGTAACCTGTACTTAAATAACTTTATCGGTGGTGGAGGTACCCTTGTAAGACGCTCATGTATTACCGAGCCAATACCCGAACTTAAGGGAACCTTAAGGGGCTGGGTAAACTACGTACATGACAGGTTTGATAAAGATAATTTGGTATGCGCATTTTATGACGGAGTATTTATGCAATTGTGCGATATGGAAGGCACTAATAAAAAGATTTATGAATTTGACGACTACAAAAAAGAACTGGCTGATTTAGGCAGAAATGATTTTGGAAGTCATAAATTTACTTCAAAGGATATACTGTATTATGAAAAGCTAAGAAATAAAATTGACGGTATTGTTAAAGGTTGGAAATGAAACTCGATATTGGTTGTTCAACAAAGAAAAAACCTGGTTTTATAGGTATAGACATTTATGACTGGAGTGCTAAATATGCTAAAGGTGAATTTATATGTGGGTGTATACCTGACATACTTGAAACATTTAAAGACAACAGTGTAAGGGAAGTTTACGCAAGCCATTTTATAGAGCACATTCCGCAGTATCTGGTAATCGAAACATTTAATGAAATTTACAGAATACTAAGACATAAAGGAATATTTGAAATCTTTGTACCTTCCACAACCGGACGGGGTGCATTTTGCGATCCTACACATGTCAGTTTTTGGAATGATATGTCATTTCAGTATTACGATATGAACTGGGATAGGCAATTATCACAAAGTTACGGCATTAAGTGTAATTTTAAAATAATAGAAAATAAAAGGTTAAATGAATTTAATCTTCATGTTGTGCTGGAGGCGGTAAAATGATTTACGGCAACGCAGAAATAAAAGCTAAATTAAAAAGCATAGGACGCTTTGACCTAATCTCTTTTTCCACACTTGGCAGCGAAAATGACACCTTAAGGGAAATCGTTGAAGGTTTAAATCCTAAGCCTTTAGGAATTATTGAAATTGGTACATGTAACGGACTTGGTACAGTAACGCTTGCTTCTATCGGTAAATTTGTACACACTTTCGATATAGCTTACAGAAACGTTGAGTATATCTGGAATTTATTCGGTGTAAGGCAAAAAATATCAAATTGCGTAGCACCACAAGGCCAGATTGATTACGTAATATCCGATTTGGAAAAGAACTGGAAGGATATACTTAAATTTAACTTAGCTTTCATTGACGGGGATCATTCATATGAGGCCGCAAAACATGACTTTGAACTTGTCAAATTCTGTGGCCGTGTAATATTTCACGATGTCAATCTTCCTGATGTGGCAAGGCTTGCAGTTGGTGAACTTGGTGCAAAAGTAATCGGCAATGAACGTATTAAATTTGGATACTGGGAAGGCAAATGATTGTTGGTTGCATAATTACATATAATGACATGCCGTTAATTG